TGGAGGAGTATTATCTGCAAGTTGTTGAATATATCTGTGTACATCTCCAATTTTCTTATCATGAGCAAATTTAGTTATATCTTCTGTAGATGAAATATAACCTGTACCTTTAAGAGCTTCAATAGCTTTCTTAGATTCAATAGGATCATTGATAATTCTATTAACTGCTGCATTATAAGCAGGAGTATATTGTTGATTATCAATTCCCCAAAATTCAGAAGTAGGATCTAGTTCACCACCAACAGCATATTTTTTCTTTTTAATAGATTTACTATTAAAAACTTTAGATTTAATATTTTGTTTCATATATGTAATATTATTATTTTAAACACCAAAAGTGTAACCTCTAGTTATAGAAGTTACACTTTAATTAATTTACTTTTTCTTACCACCACATTTCATCATAGGTTTTTGTAGAGTAGTTTTAGTAGTTGGTTTAGCAACAATTTTCTTAGTCATAACTTTAAGTTTTAAATTATTAATTGAATGATGTTATCTATTATTACGTTTATATTCAAAATCTATATCTTTAAATGAAAGAGTTGGTTGAACACCAAAAATATCATTTCCTTCTGAATCATTTAAATGACCTGTAAGACCTTTAAAATTTCCATTAGTACTATAATACCAATTGTCAAATATAAACGTAACAGCAACAAAGGTACTAATAAAACGGCTTATTTCAAACCATTCTAAAGCTGTATTAATATTGTCGTCATTCAAATCAAATGCATTATAAATATCAGTTGGAGTAATATTAAAAATATTTATTTTATTATCTTTTACATAATCAAATATCATATTAAAAAACCAAATATTATTTTTGTATACTCCTGTAGTAGCATCGAACCATTCTTGATTATCATTTACATTAATATTTCCTGTAGATTGTGAATCATTAGTTATATTAAGTGATGTAAATGTTTTATCATAAATATCTACATTATCAATAACAAAAGATGTATCCCAATTAAGAGATTCATATAATTTATTAATACTAGAATAATCATTATGATAAATAGAAATTATCATTTTTTGAATATCTGTTATATTACGTCTTATAGAAGTCACCATATTATTAGAAACAAGTTGACTTTTTAAACTATCAACATATTTAAATAATGAATGTATTTCAGTATTTGTTTGAATTAAATAATAAGTATCATTTCTAGTATAAATGCCATACATTGGAGTATAATAATGAAAACTGAACCAATTCTTTATTTCAGGAACATAACTTATAGTGAATGCTTTAGATGCGTCATCATTCGTTACAGTTAATAAAAAACGTTTAAGTTGTTTATCATATGTGATATATGAGCCTTGATTTTTAAAAGGATTAACTCCATGAAGTTTATCTTTAAACCATCTTTTACATTTGCCATCAGTAAGTATTGCAATACTATTATCAGTAATTAGAAATATTTGAGATTGTATAGAATCAATAACCCAATAACCTAAATCATTAATACCTGTATTATAATAACTTTCACATCCAACATAACCATATCCCGTAGGTATTATTTCTTGAGGTTGTCTATCAAATAATTCACCTGTACCAACATATGTGGCACCATCTTGATAAGATATAATATCTTTAATTGAAGCAATTGCAAGACTAAGTTCTTGTTGAATATACATATTTTTATATGTACTATAAAGAGATCTAATAGGACCTCTATTATAAGGCATATCAAAATAATCTAATGCAAGATATTTTCTAAAACCTAATTGATTAGATTCAGTATTAGCAATAGTAGATTTAATTATTCTAGTATTAAATATATTACCTACTAAACGATCTTCATTATTATTAATATCTACTATTGTAGTAACATCTTCTGTATTTTGAAGATTATAAACTTTATTATATCCTATTTGTTCTACAGTATTTATAGGTTGTTCATATTCAGGATATTTACCTTCCCAATAACGAGCATGTATATTATATTTAGATTCTACTAATGCTTTAACATTAATACTAACTACATGATTTAATATCCAAGTAGGATCGTAAGCTTCTGATACTTTCATACCCTTAATCACTACAGGATTAACGAATGTATAAAAAGGTTGATATTTAGTATTAGTTACTCTTTTTAATCTAATATTAAATTCAGAATAAAAAGTATCTCCTACTGCAATTAAAGTATTATTAGTTAATGTATTAATAGTTGTGCATAGTACTAAAACCTCATTATAAATATATTTATAATATTCAGTAATAGGAGTTAAAGTATTACATCTATATAGTTTATCATTTTCAGATATTCCTGTTCCAACTCTAGAAATATATATTTGATCTATTAAAGGACTATGTAATATTCTAGCACCTTCAGTTAGTATATTATCAATATCTAAATTATTACCTTCTACTAATTTTTGACTATCAATATCAATAGTTTTATTAGTTTTTTCTTCACCTGTAATATATAGTGTATTATTAATAGTAACTACATCTGTTAGAGGTTTTAAAGAAAATGTATATTTAGATATTAAATCTATTTTATTTGCAGGAAAAGCATCATTTTTATTATATAAATCTTCAAAACTATAAAATCTAACTTCTTTAGAAACATCTGTTTTATGTAAAAATGTACCGGATATTGCTTCACCCCAACCTATTTCTAAAGGATTAGAACCAAATGTACTATGAGGTATAGTAGAGTTACAATAGAGAATAGCATCAGGTCTATCAGGAATATCTACAGTATCATTTCCATTAAAACTATATCCTATATCTATTTGAGGCATTATTATACCTTGAGCATATATTTTAGAATTACTATTAGTTCTTTGAGCACGATGAATACACCAAAAACCTATTTTATTTCTAAATGAAGAAGGATAATTAGTATCATCTAAAATAGGTAATTGTACTGATATTGTATTAGTAGTATATATAATACTACTTCCTCCAAAATTAGGATTTTCTCTAGGTATTTGATATATATAATTAAATGGATGTGTTAGAATATTTCCATAAGAATTAGTATTAATTGGATAACTACCTATAATGTTACCTTTATTATCTCCTAAAGTAAGATATAACGCATATAATTCATCAGATTGAAATTTAATGAATTGTTTAGACTTTATATTAATTAAATCATTAGCCGTAATAACATATAAATTAAGATCTAATAAAACATTATTAGCTAATCTTTGAGCAATATCATCAAATCCAATAATTTCTTGACTTCTAAGATTAGCTCTATAAAGTCTATTATTCATAATATTTAAACTCTCACTATTAGAATAAAATATAGATTTAATAAGTGTATCATTTAAAGTACTTAAATCTAAAATACTAAGATTTTGAACTTCATAAGTAGTACTACCAGTAGAATTAATTTTTATATCAGGAGTAGTATAAACTTTAAATGTAGTGCCATCATTATATATAACTGCAATTCTAAAATATTTATATTTAATATCTAAATTACTAAAAGAATAACGAATACCTTCAGTAGAAATATTATTAGGTGATAAACCATCTTGTGTTCCATCACCTACTGCTGTATGTCCATAAACATAATATGGTAATGATAATAAACTATAATTAGTATATTCTTTATCTATTTTATAAGTAACTGCAATTTGATAACTACCTGTAATTAATGAACCTGCAATAGAATTATTAGTTACACTAGGAAATTGTACATTAGGGTTAATATCTAATAAATAAAGATCATTAGCATCTAATTCAAAAGTATATGTAGGATTAATATAATTATCTAAAGTTTCATAAGAATTAAAATTAATTATTTTATCTTCCCAATTACCATTAACACCACATGAAAAAATACATATTAAATCACCTCTTTGATTATAACTAGTAGTCCCTCTAATAGGCTGTTCTTTAGTAAAATTTAAAGTAGGTATATTAATATTATATTTGATATATTCTTTATTAATATTTTGAGAGTCAGTAAATATAACTTTTATATTAGATACTTCATTAGATTTATTAAAAACAATCATACCTTTATCAAAAGGTATGATTCCACAAGTATCTTTAAGTATTATTTCAATATCTAATAAACCATTTTCATTAGTAGGTAGTTTATATGTACTATCTAATACAACATTCTCAGCATATCTATAATCTCCAGTTTCTACAGTATCTGGTAGACCATCTAAATTAAGTCCTTTATTTAGTTGCATATTAAATTATATTACGACCTGTTAGTTTACTAAGAGTTCTTTTAGAATCAGGTGACATAGCATTACAACTATTTCTAGCAAGTTTACTATATTTAGTCCAACCCATTCCAGGATTTAAAAATTCATTATTTGTAGTATAACTTAAAAGAGAATGTTTATAACCTCTCATAAGCATTTGTCCAAGAATATAAAAAGTAAGTGCTTGAATAAGATTTTCATCATCTGGTATTAAAGGAAATATCATCTCAAAATCTTGATCATATAAATAAGGAATTGCTCCACATGCTAATTCAATAGTTCCTTCTTTAACATTAGTATTAATCCAACCATTAACTATTTTATATTTGTATGTATCTTTACTTCTACTTCTCCAATACTTAATATCAAAATTTGTATGATTTAATTCAGGATATTGAGCATTATAATAATCAGTAGGAGATATAACAGTAGGATAAGTTTGTGTAAGTTTTTCTTCATCAGGAGTAACTAAATCTTCATCATAATCATCTATTGCATTATGCTCAGTTTTATATATACTACCATTAAACCCAACAACCTCATTTTTATAATGATGACTATAATATTGTTTTTCTACTGTAGATAAATCATAATTTAAATCAGCAGTTAAACCATTAATTTTAACACCATATATTCTATCAATTTCTTTAGGAATACATGATTTATTATCTTTAAGATATAATACAATATTAGTTAGAATATATGACTGTTTAATACCTATTTCTCTAATTGCATTAAGTACCCATGTAGGTAAACGAGAAACAAAATCATCTGATTGAATATTATAATTATTATATATTCTTTCGATAAGATCTTTAGATGTTATATAGTTATGTACCATTAGTCAATATTTTTAATAAATTTATAAAATGGATAATTATTTTGTGTATATGAATAATGAAATCTATATATATGACTTATCTTATCATATAAACCAGTATTTGTTTTATTTGCAATTTCATCAATTGTATATTTTCTATCAAGAGATTTAGGATAAAAGTTTCCATAAACAGAAGCTCTAAATCTATATTGAAGTTTATTTTTAAGTCTAGAATTATGTTTCCACCATTTAAGAATAGCAAAATCATTTCTATTTAATCCATTATCTACTAACCAAAGTTTACCAGTAGGATTATCTTTATTTTTAATAGTATAGCCTTTATCTCGCAAATCATTTTTATATTGATTAGATGCTCCCCAATCAGGTTTAGTACTATCATAAGGTACTCTTACAATAGATAAATCACCTATCTTAGGGATAGTAACAGTATCACCTTTTATAATACGTTTTGTTTGTTCAAAATTAGAATTAAATAAAATACTTTTATAAATACTAGAAGGTATGCTTTTATAAAAAGTAAATTTATTAATAATTTTAGAAGTATTAACTACAGTTTCTAGTTTAAGTAATAAATAATTATATTCACTAATAAATAAATTTTCATCTTCTGAATTAGTATATAATAAAGGTTTACCAATATAGTCATTATTATGCAGTTCCTTAATACGTATGCCGTACTTTATTAAAAAGTGATAGTATTTATCATCTAATAGCAATATAGTACATGTAATGTCATAGAAACAGGCATGTAATGATTCATTTAATGTATTTATTTGAACACTACAATTATTAATAAATTCCTTATGATAATCCTTTATTATAAACTCTCTCATATTATTTATCTGTTACTTCAACATCTTTAGGTTGAATATTAAATTCTGTTTTAAGTATATCAAGAACTATCATTTGCATCATTTCATTAGGAAATGGAAGATCTAAATCTTGATTATCTGTAGTACTATAAAAACCAATAACTTCTTCAGGATTTTCCCAAAGACCTTCAACTTCTATACGAGTAATAGGATTCCTAACAACAGTATCATGAATAAGAACATTTTGACGAACATTAATATAATTATCTTTATATTGATATAATCTAGAACTCCTGGTAGGAGAAGAGTGAGTAGAGATTCGGTAACTAATTTCACTAGAATAAGTAAATGTAATAGCCGTTCCTATAATACTAACTTTAGTAAAAGGAGCATCATTTTTAATATTCATTGGAGTAGGAATCTTGCTCTTAGTTTTATATTCAGTATAAACTTTATATCTAGGATTCTTTATATGATTAGGATCAGCATCATCTGTAATACTTCTACTCCAAACACCATCTATAGTATGTCCCCATATATTATAAAATTCATTTATTATAGCAGTTTCTTCTACAGGAATAGTATCCATTTCAAGACTTGCTTTATAGTTATTAGAAATACCATTTCTATCTATACTTTGTATAATATATTTAGCATAATAATCTTTGATTAAATCTTTAGCCAGTTCTTTAACTGTTTGATTATTAGGCTGCCCTATTGCGTAAGCTATTCTACTAGCATAATGATTTAAACTTTTACTCATGGTTTTGGTGTTATAGTTTTAGTAGTTGTATCAACAGTATTAGTCTTTTTATCTACTACAATATCAGCATTAGAAATAGTTACTGTATCTGCAGTTTCTACAATAGTAGTATCTTTTGTAGTAGTATAAGATATATTTAATTTGTCTAATACTTTCTTTATAATAAAATCATAAAATGCAGTAGTTAAAAGATATGTTGGTATAATCTTATCAATAGGTAATTTAACAATATAATAATAAGCTACACAAAGTAATATACCTCCAATTGCTGTAATAGCATGTTTACCAAAACTAGTAGTATTTTTTAAAGGACTTATATCTATAATCTTAATAATAATATAACTAAGTACAGTAATACTAATCATTAAAGGAAGATCAAAACTAGCAAATAATTGTTCTATAAATTGTTCCATAATAGTAATTATTAATTATTTAATTGTTATATAAATATCTTTAGATTCTTGTTCTTCTAATAAAAGATTAGTAAGTTTATTCATGTAAATAGTTCCACCAGTTACTCCACCTTTTTCAGTATTCTTACCAAGTATAATACATCCTGAACTAGAATTTTCATCATGTCCATTATGTATAAGAATACCATCAAAACTAGGTACATTAAGTATTCTAGGAAGTAATCTTTTAAATCTAGTAGACATATTAACTATAACTTTATATCTACCAAATGGAATACAAGTTTTATCTTGAATTTTAGATTCTCCAAGATCTGTTAAATCACCATCTTTATTCAAATCTCGATTTACATCTTCTATAGTATCACAAAAATAAACACCATCTATATAAAATTTACCTATAGTATATGTAGGTGCATAATAAATTCTATTTAATAACAATTCTAATACTTTCATATTAATTAGTTTAAATGTTAGTTATTTCAATATCTGTTATAGGTTTAGTATCTAAAAGTTCTATTTCTTCTAATAGGTCACTATATTTTTCTTGAACTTCAGAAGTAATAATCATTATACATAAATTATTATATATTTCAGGAGTATTTGTAGTATAACGGGCTGTTGATTTACCTTCTGAATAACCAAATGCATTACTAATTTGATTATTTAATTCTATATACTTATCACTTGTTAGTAAAGCATATTTCATTTTATATAATATTTCTTCTTCCATAATTTAGTTTTTTATTAATCTTAATGCACATCCTTGAATTGCATCAGAACTACCATTACCTAATCCTGAATCAGCTATTCTAACATATCTTGTAGTATTTCCAATATCTGACATTCTAAACCAAGAATAAATATTAATATTTGAAAATGTACCATCTGTGTATCTTCTTCCAGTACCTATTGCACTAAATCCACTATTATTATCTGCTCCTGTATTAGGACTATTCCAATATACTAAACCTTCTTTTTTCATCTTACCACCACTAACAATATCACCACCTAAATATGTACTTAACGCTGTATAATCCGCTTGTGCTGGTACTCTATAACCCCACAATGATGTAGGATTTGCAACGTTGTAATAATCAATATCCATCTGCAATAATTTTACAGCGAACCAGTTGTATAACTTTCCATATACAGAACCAACAGTACTATCATTGTTATAATGACACCACATAGATGCAGCTTTTACAGCCGCATAAGTTTTTTGTTCTACTGTACCTGCTGTAGCTGCATAAGCATTATCATACAATGTTTGTGAACTTGTCCAAATGGTATTATCAGTTACATTAGCAATCAAATTGCCTTGTGGTGTACAAACCATATCACAATTACTTGTAGCCCAAACTTGACTACCAATTGTTATAGATGGAATGTCAGGGTATAAATTTCTTAAAAATGTTGCTTCTGTAAGTACTTGTGTAGATGTTAATGCTTGTGCACGAATTATGTGAGATGAAATACTTCCAATATTACTGCTATTTGAATCTAAAATTTTAGTTAGTTCAATGCTTGTAACTACAATTTGATTTTCTAAAAATACACCATTAATATATGTTTTTAAATTTCCTAATCCATCAGCAACTCTTGTTACTACACAATTTTTACCTATAATTTGACCATTAATAATATTTGTTGATAAATATGAAGTACCTAAAGAATTAATAAACCTGAATTTTGCAGTGCCATAATAAAAATTACTAAATTTTGTAGTAACTCCACTCGCATAATACATGTTACTTACATCTGAACCATTTGTATTTATGATAGTTGTTATACTCCACGCATCAGTAGTTGCAAAATTAATAACAGAATGAGGCATAAAATTATTTCCACCATTAGGATTTTTCAAACTATAATGTTCATTTGGTGCAATATTTCCACCTACAAATGGTTGTGATGTACTTGTTGTTTGTATTGCATCATTAGTAGTTAATAGTGAATATAACTTAGTAAAATAACTATATATTCCACTTGTCCTAATAGTACTACCTGCTTCACCCAACCAAGCAAAGTTTATAGATTTATTAATACTTTGTTGTTTAGACATTTTCATATAAGCAATAGTATTGCTATCACTAGTGACTATACCAAGATCTGCAAGGACTCTATTTTTATAAGTTTTAAATACTAGTATTACACCTCGTATAACACTAGCAAGTACTCCACTATAATATTGTATATTCATAGGTTATTCTCCCCAAAATAAATTAATGGTTCCTGCACTTCTTATTTCACAATATAAAACATTAGTTATTAAAGGATTATAATCTGTAACTACTGTGCCTGCCATCCAAGTAGTTGTATAACCTGTAAAAGTAGGAACTGCTAAAGTACCCCCTGTAATAAATAATCTAAATGTTTTTTTTATAATAGGATTAGTAATAGTAAATACACTATTAGTAATCATATTAGTAAGTTTAGTAAAATCTTCACCAATAGATAAATCTATATTAAATGCAGATAATGCAATAGTTCTAACAAGAGTACTTGATTTAGGATTATCTGCACTAGTTGTAAAAGTCATACCTCTTTGTTCTGTAGTACTCATAAATTAATTATTTATATTATATATTTAAAAAGAAAATAATGATTTTAAGAATGCTGCTATTTTATTAGCTATATAAGTATATCCAATTGCATTAGGATGTACCCCATCTATTCCAAAATAATATTGATGATTATATTTATTAAATCCTGAATTACGATACATATCTAATACTGGAATATGATTATAATTAGCACGTTCTATAATAGCATTTACATATTCAATTAAATATTTTCCTAAAGTATTAGGAACTACATCTACATCATCTATTTTATTATCTTGTATAAATCTATGAGTAGGAGTAATAAATACAATTTTAATATGTGGATAAGCAGTTAATATTTTATCTATAATATAATTTATAGCTCCATTAAATGTAGTAGTATCAATTGAATCAATTGCTCCTAAAATTACATTTCCTGTAAAATCATTAGTACCAAAAAATATAGTTAATACATTTAATTTATTAAAATTAGTAGTTGATAATTTTGTAAAAGCTAAATTATTATTATCTTCTAAAACAATTAAATTATTAATTGCATTTTGCATTGTTGTAAAATTTCCTGTATTAATAGCTTGTGCTATTTTATACATAGATAATTCATTATAATTTACATCAGGATGAGTTGCCATTCTACAACCTCCATAACCTACTTTAATAGCATTAGCACCAATTAATTCTGCTACTTGTTCAGGATATGTCCCAAATTCTGTAACTGAATCACCACAAAACATTGTTGTTTGCTCAAAAAAAGAACCTGGTATATTAATTTTTTTAAGATCAATTTGATTAAGTAATCCAAAAGGAATAAAAGTATTAGTATATCTTTGATTAACTGTTATCATTAAATTAGACATTGTAGTTAAATCAATACCTACATTTCTAAAACAAATTCTTACATATTTTTCACCTTCTAAAGCAGTATAAACTAATCTATCATCAATTACATTAGGATTAATTATAGAAGATTTTGTAATAATATTTTTATCTTTATCAAAAATAGCATAATAACCACTAAACCAGTTATCAGGTTGATTTGCTAAAGATGTATTAATTACATCTCCTGTATTTAAAGGACCAATAAAACCTGTAAATAGCGCAACTCCCGACATATATTCTAGTAGTCCGGTTGTAGAAGTAGAAGGAATATATTTACCCATTACGATAGCAGGATCTGATATATCAAATAATTGGATAGTTTGTTTATATATATTCTCTCTTTTAATAGTTAATGTGTCGATATTTGAAGTTACTATTTTATTGGTTTGTTGATCAGGCGAATAATCATGTTTAACATTTACATGAATTTTATCAGCAAAATAAGTTAATGATACATCAATTAAATCCCAGTTTATTTTTGCTTTAAATAAAACAGATTCACCATTTTTTAATTCAACTTCTTCGATACCTGTTGCAATACCGCCCAAATTAGGGTAATATGTAGCTACAACCGTACTTAAATCAGCCTTACAAACTTGAAGTAAAGGATTATTTTTCTGAACTGTTACTAAATAAAGTTCATCTTCATTATCTATATAATCTACTTTACCAAATTGCAAAATTAATAAAGGATTTATTTTTGTTAAATCTGAATCCTGTAAGAAAAAATCTTTGGTTGCAACATTAGATAATTCTTTTGCATTACTATCTTTTATCCATTTATTATCATCATTCCACTGCGCTGTAATTTCGCCTACAAATTGTTCTTTTATCCATTCTGTTGCACTAACTTGATAAGTAATTATTCTACCTAACATTGGTGGAGTTACTTCTTTAGCTGTAATTGGAGTATAAAAAGAACCAAACTCTAAAGGAAAATTTGTATTTACATTATATATTGATATATCTGCTTTAGATTGTTTATCTATTCCTTCTGTTATATCTACATAAACAGTACCACTCCATCTATATTCTTTATTATTATCAAGAGTAGTGTAAATAGTATCTAATTCTCCTATAAGTGGTAAAGTAGCAAAATTAGTAGCTTCAGCTACTTGTGATAAATAACCTATAATAAAGTTAGTTGGTATTTTTCCTTCTGAATTTAAAGAAGGATAACCATTAGCAATACCTTTATCATTTTTTAAAGCTAATGCTGATAAATCTTGATCACCAGTATTAACTCCACTTTGATTAGCAAGTTTTTGTATTTCAGTATCTAAAACTAATGATTTATTTATAACTTTATCAACTTTACTATCAACAGTATAATTCCCTATAATTATTTCATGTTCTTTTAAATCTTTATCATAAGCTCTAAGAATACCATCTTTAAAATATAAAAATAAATGTCCTGCATCAGGAGTATGAACAGGATATTTATCTTTAGGTAAATCATCAAATATAGGTACACTAGATATTAATCCATCATTACCTATTAATGTTTCAGTATAGTTATAATAAACATATATATGTCCATTATTTCTTTTATAAATATAAGTTCTACCGTTATCCTTAGGAAAAGTATTATTAGGAAGAGTACCTATATTAACATATGCAAGATCTGTAGTTGGCATATTTTCTATTTTTTAATTATATTTTTAATACTTTTAGAAGTACTTAATTGATGTTTCCAAATATAAGATTCGTATTCTCTTTTAAAATCAAATTCTTTAAGATATTCAAGACTTATAAATCCAACAGGTTTTTCATCATCATCTTTAATTAAAAAAGAATAACTAGAATAAACCTTACGTTTAATTAAATCTTCTTTATAGTTACTATCAATCATATCTAATTCACCAATATCTTCTTTATAACATCTTCCATCAGTAAGAAGTCTATGATATAAATAATTTATATAATTAATAGTTATCATTTGATATTTTCCAATGTATCCACCTTTAATTTTATTATCATAATCTTCAGCTACAACAGTAAATTTATCAATAGACATTCCATTTTTAAAATGATCTCCATTATGAAAATAAGCAATATAAACACCATTAGCTTTAAGATCTTCTCTTATTTGTCCACATATTTGTGTAAGTTTAATAAATAAATCACTTCTGTCAATAGGTGAAAGAATAGTTTTAGAAAGTTGTTTTTTAATCCAATATTCTCTAAACCAAATAGTTGTGAGAGTAAAAAGATTAGTTATAATAAGTAAACTTATATCTTTTAAAATTATGTTATTCATTACATCCATAATTAAAAAGTATATTATATTATTTAAATTAAAAGTGTATATTTAATAAAACATAAAAAGTATCTAGTATATTTCAACTAGATACTTTTTAATTATATATTATACAACTACTACAGCTGCACCATTAGAATTTTTAAGAAAAGTAAGATATTTAACAATAACATCATATACGGCTGTTTGTGCTGTATGAGGAACATAAATATGTAATGTTTTATCAAAACCAGCAGCATTAGGAAGCAATGGACGTTGAGCAACTGCTCTAGTACTTATAGTTATAATATCATATACAGCAGCAGGATCAGCAATAAAATTTGAATCCGCATATGCACCTTCAAATTTATCAAGTGTATTATTATATCCACTATTAGTTGCTAATTCTTTTTCAAATAGAACTGCTTCAGCACCTGTATTAATATATGATTCGCCATTTACTTTAGGAAAAAGAAATGAACGTAAATCACCAGTAAGTTGAATAAACCAATTATTATCATTCAAAGTATATACAGAACTAGTGCCTGCTGTATGAACTACACTTTTAATAGGCAACTTCATATCAGTAGTAGAAATTAAAGTAAGCATTGCAGCTTTAAATGCAGCTACTACATCAGTTGCTAAAACTACACCCGCAGTACCAATAACTTCTACATTAAGAATTTTAGTAGTATTCCAAACATTCTTGTTAGTATCAAGTTTTTTTACAACAATACCACCTTCAAATTGCATTCCAAAAGAATCAGTACGTACATTACCTGTAGGATATATAATACTTTGAGTAGGAACTATATCAGCAGTATAACCACTTAGTTGTGAATGAAAATTAAAGTTATTAGGATTAATAGTAAATGTTTTTACAGATCCATTACCTAAAGAATTAACTAATTGAAATAATCCATTAGGATTACTATTAGCTGGACTAGTAATAAAATTACTAGGATTCCCTGCAGCATCTTTAAGTCCAATCGCTCCTTTTGCTGTAGGATTACCATCAGCAACAAGAGTATTAGCAATCATCATTGTTCTCATAAATATTTATTTTATTTGTTTAATTATTTAATTGTTGATTTTGTTGACGTTGTTGATTTTGTTGAGCTGCTTGTTCTGCATAAGGATCTCTAATATTAAGAGTTGCCATAAGTAGTTTAGTGGCTATATCAAGAATATCATCAGTAATTTCCATATCAGTCATTTGACCAATAGTACTATCAATAATTCTAGGTTGTTTAATATATTCTAATCTAATATCACTATAATAAAATTTAGAATCAGTAGTAAGAAATATCTTACCATTTTCCATAATAAACTTAGGATTTAAATGATTATTTGTTTTAGCATAATAATCATTAGTGTCATTAGCATTATTCATAGAAGATACCAAATCTATTTTTTTATAACCCATATCAGTATATTCTACTATAGGAGTTTTGGTGATATCAATTACTTTATTAATAATAGTTTCTTCAGTATAAGTTATAGTATCTAATATTGTATCATTTAAAATAACATTTATAGGTATATTATTATTTTTATTTTTAAAGATTAAACTATTAGGACAATATTTATCATTATAATTTTCATAATAACAATCAATATCTTTTTCATTCTTAAAATAATCTTTTATTAAATTAAAATAATAAAAAGAAGATTTAGTACTAATTCCAACTTTATATATATTCCTCGGAACAATAATTTTATTATCACTAGTTGTATATTTTAAATCAGAAACTACTTTAGTAGGAGTTATAAAATTATCAAAATTAAGTATTGATAAATTTATACTTTCATCTTTAGTAGTTATAGTTTTATTAGTATTATTATAATTAATTTTAGCAATTAAACTAGCATACATATAATAATTTGATGGTAACTCAAAGTAATATCTTTGAGTTACACTATCATAATAACAAGTAGGATTGCAAGTACGTTTTAAAGATTTAACACTATCATAATTATTAGTAGACTCTTCAAAACCTATTTTAATAGGATTAAGTCTAGTAGATAATCTAAGTTTCAATACAGTTTGTATAGCATCATTCAACACCATATCATACTGTTGTGGAAATATAGCAGTTTTACGATTACTATTTTGTTGTTGTATCCTAGCATCTAAAGCTATATGTAATGATGCTACACTACTATACATTTTATTATTTCTTTAATGATTTATATTTACTTTCAAATTTAGTAACTTCCCCTTTGTTTATAGGATTTTTAAAATAAAGAATTGCACCATCCATAGTTTTACCAACAATTATTTCAGTATTACTAGAATCTACAATAGCATTATCAATATTAACACTTAAAACATTTAGTTCAATATACTTTTTAATAGTTGCTTGAAGTTCAAGTTCTTTATTCTCAGCTATTTCTAAAAAATCACTTGAATGATTATTAGCATAACTAAATAATTCAAGATATATATCTTCTTTAGACATATCCATAACATCTTCAAAAGGAATAATATTCTGTAGAATAGCAATATTCTTAAGAATATCTTCACCATTGTCTTTAGCACGTAAAGCAATCAGTTTGTTAACAGCCTTAGATTGAGCATCTGCATTTGCCAAAAGTCTAGTTCTAGCAATTTTTTCATCATATAAGAAAAATCTTATATTAGGAGATTTATCCGCATCTTCCGGTTTATTAGCAACTTGAGCAGAATTAATAGCAACTAACCAATATAAAAAATCACGAGCATTAGTATATCTAAAATACATGTGATAATCTGTAGGATCAATTTCTTTATTTTTTAAAATATGTTGAGCAAGATTTTCTTCTGTAATATCTTTATCTACTTTATAATCTTTAATATACTTAGCAATACGTTCTTTACGATCAGGATTACCTACATCAAATATAGAATTTAAATCAAGTATCAATCCACTAGAACTAATAGGAATTTGAATAGAAGATACCCAATCTAGTTTTTCATGTTCCCATTCACTATTCTTATTATTGTTTCCAATAATAATAGGTAGTACTTCATCTAGTAAAGTTGGATTAGATAATAATTTATTAACTATAGTTTTAGTAGTTCCAAGACTTCTTACTTGAGTATTATAAGCAAGTTTATTTATAGATTCAAATATACTTCCTGCAAGTTTATATTTGATTGTTATTGTTTTTTTAAGTGTAATCATTTCAGCAACATTTAGTTTATTAGTACTTTAAATAGTTGATTTATATTAAGCTCTACGCATAATGAAAGATGTAGTAGCATTCAAGATATTAATACCCTGTGAAGTAATAACTTCATAAGATGCAACATCCTTAGTATCACTTAAGATATTACCTTGACTAGCACCCCATTCAGCAGGTAGTTCAGCCATACCTTTATATATACCCATCTTAAATTCACGACCTTGTTCGTAAACCATTTGAATATTACGAGAATCACCAAAGTCATCATTAGCAACGAGTGAGTGATCAAGACATACAGCAGTATATGAATCATATGGTAAACCATCAATAGTATCACCATTCTTTTTCTGTAATTCAGCAACAGAACCTTCATCAAACATATTAACCACTTTGACAGTAAATATAGTACCATCTAAAAGTTTGTAACGATTAAAATAAGCACCATAAGAAAGATAACCATCAGTTCCATTACCAATAACTTTATCTCCAAGAGATTGAAAATAGTTATTAAATTTAGAATCACGTTCTAATGATTTACTAAATTCACGAGCAAATCCTTTACCACAATAAAGTACTTTTTCACCTTTAGAATCACCAATACGATTACTATTAACATGATCATGAATCATATCAAGTAATGAACGAGTAAAGTTAGAATAACTAAAATCATTACCAGCAGCTTCTAACTGTTCGAAAACTCCTGCACCACGTGGAATAGGTTCATTTGATTGAGGATCTTTCAAAGTAACATTACCATTAATATCACGATTATAACGAGAACGCCATAAATCTTCTTCTAACAGTTGTTTACGTTGAAGTTCCCATTTCTTCATCTGATAAGGTATCCACTTGTTATATTTGTGAATAGTGCCATTTTCATCTTTAATATCAAATTCTATATCCAATACTTTATTAGAGATGTTACCTGCAATATTCTGAGAAAAACGATGAAAACCAAACTGATTAGTAGCTTCATTAAATGAAGATTTATTATCACGAGTACCATCAGATTTACTAGCAGCAATTGTAGGAGCTTGTAATGCCCAAAATTTACCAGCAGCAAAATTAGCAACATCAATACCTACACCCGTTTGTGATACAAAAGTATATTGATAAGTACCACGACCAGTAGGAACACCTTCCGTTTGTACACGAACTAATGAACGACCATCAGGAGCAACAGCACCATATTGATATGGAAACCAATTATCTTGCATTTCTACAATAATTGCTCCACCATTTGAACCAACTAATCCATTAACAGCAGTTGTAACTAATCGTTTAATTGGAGATGTAAGTTTTTCACGACCTATAATTTTCCATTTATACTGTGTATCAGCACCATTTAAAGGACGTTTATTAATCTGTCCCATCTGACCTTCTGTCATAGTAAGTAAAGGAAACTTATCACTATCATGTCCCCAAAGATGTGTGAATGCTTGATTAAGAGTAGGAGCATTCATTAATTTAAAATTCAAAAGAGTATTTTCATCATTATACGTTGATGAATCATACTGTACACTTCCAATTTCCCTCATTGTTGTAAGTTTTTAATTGTTATAAAAAGTAATAATATTATTACTTTATTTGATTATAATTTGAGCAGTACCTTTACGAACTTGCTCTTCTATATTAGTTGCAGGTTTAGATGAAACAGGTTTACCATTAGTCATTTTAATAATAGACTTAGCATTTTTAAGACGTATAACATTAGTAAGAGTTTGTTCTAATGAAGAAATATCTCCACCAGTAATATTCTTAATACCTTGAATAAGAAATTGATTAGTATCAGCTAATCTATTATCTTCATCAATTTGTGCTTGTGTCTTATAACCGTTATTTGTTTCTATATCATTATAGAAGTATGCAAATAAATCTTGTCGTGTAACACGAGTAGGTTTACCATTAACCTCTACTTTTAAACCTTCTTTAGGAAGTAATAGATTTCCTATTTGACCAGTTTTAATAATTTTATCATATAAAGAATCTTTAACACCTAAATCAATAAGTTGTCCTTTATTATCAACAGCAGCACCATAATAATTATTTATAACTTGTTGTTGTTGACGTTGAGATTCTTTTTGAATAAGTAATGTTTCTTTATCTTTTATAGCTTTATTAGTCTTAAGTTCTTCTAAAGCCTCAAGAGCATCAACTCTTAAAGTTTCATCATTCTCAGAAAGTTTAATAAGTCTATCAATAGTTTTAGAATCATTACCAATTGCTTCATAATGATCTCTAAGAATTGTTTTTAAAACATCAGGAGTAGTTGTTTCATTAATAGTAATTGAATTATAATCTGTCTGTTTAACATAACCTTCTAAACTACCATGTTTAGATTTATATGAATACATTTCTGCTAAGTCAGGATTATCACCAAATAAACTATCAATAGCCTCAGTTTGTCCTTGTTGATAAAATTTGTTTTTTACGTAAACTTCTCTTTCAGCTAAACCTTCAACACCATCTTTAAATAAAACTGGTTGACCGGCGTCATCTAAAAGATCAATTCCCGATACTTGTGAAATTAGTTGATGTATATCATCAACAATAGGAGTTTTATCATCTTCAGTTGAACTAGTAGCTATCTGTTCAGCTGTATAAACAATGACTCCATCTTTAGTGGCATTACCATCAACATCAAGAATATAATCAGAAATACCATTACCATCTTCAATTTGAACTACAGTTCCACTAGTGCCATTAGAAGGAGTTGGTTCAGGAGTTTGATTAGGAGTTGGTATATTTTCTGGAGCAGGAGGAGTTTCAATAGGATTTATAATAGGTATTGTAGGTTTAACGCCTTCAGTTTTAATTGGAGTTAAACCTTCTATTATTATATCACTACCACCATTACCATTATCAGGATTAGCTTCTTCACATTTAGGATTATTAAAATAATTGAATTTCATAACATTTTACTTTAGTATAAGTTTATAATGTAAAAATAGTTATAGTTTTATACATATACAATTATTATATGTATGTATTTAAGTATTACTTATTACTTGATGGTTTCTTCTGTGCAAGATTATCTGCATGTTTCTTTTTCTCAAATTCAAATTTAGCACGAGCTAAAGAAAGAACTTCTTGTTGTTGTTGATTCCTATTAATAGCTTCACCATAAGTTTCATTTTCATCAATATAACCATTACCATTAGTATCAACTTTTAAACGTTGTTCCCAAACAAGTAATAGACCTTCTTGTTTAATAAGTTCTAATTCTTTTTTACCGTCATTTTCTAATTGAATTTTTTGAATTTCAAAATCTCTAGTATCTTTAATACCTTGTTGTTTCATTGCTTCAATTTGTTGAGCAGATTGTTGTTTAGAAAGTTCCATTTGTTGTTCATAAACTTTCTTAGCTTTAGCAGCATCTTCAACTTTAGATTTAAGTACTTGAAGATTATCATTCATAATAGCTTCTGTAGCTAATTCAACATCTCCATTTTGAGAAGCACTAAAAGCTACATCTTTCATAGCTTTAAGTTTTTCATCAAGCAATCTACTATTACCAACATTAATACCAATGTTAAGTGCAAAATGTTCTAAAGGATCAACTTCAATATATTTACTTTCATTAGTTGATTCATCTACATAACTACCTTGCTTACCATTAGCCCAAGCTATTTTACTATAATCATAATTAGCTAGATAATCACTACTACGAAATAGATTAAACATTTCAAGTGACCAATTACCACTAATAGAAGATTGAGCAAGACTTTGTTCAGTAACAGACTTTCCTTGATAAGCTGCCTGATTCCCCATTCTGCTGGGTGTCATATTTGCCACTTCCCAGGCATCTAGTTTGAGTTTATCTAATAAGCCGGACAATGTATTAATATAATTGTACGTTGCCGTAGTAGCCACTTCCTTCATTGCTTGCAAGGCATTCACATTAGTAGTTGCATCATTAATAACTAAAGTACTTTCAGCATTCATATTAGCAAGACGTTCCTCTGTAGACATTTCAGGATCATCACTAAGAGCACTTTGAGGAATAATTAAAATAGATTTCCATTTATTAATAGCACGTTCTATTTGATAATGATATATTCTAGCAAGAGCAATATATGGAACCATCCTAAAAGGAATAGGTTTAGGACTACTATCAGCATGAATATAACTCATGCCATTATAAGGAGATTTACAAACATTTAAATTAGTAAAATTTTCTCTTTGAATATCAATAGGTCTAACTTTAGTATAAACACTTTCAAAATTATTAGAACCTTGAGAATAACCAATAATTTCACCTTCATATAATTGTTGTAACCAATCTACTTTAATACTAATATCTCCATTAGTAAGATCTAATTCATAATTTTCATCTACTATAGTTTCTTGTATTTCACCAACTATATTTTGATAAGTTAGATATCCAACTTTAACTTCAGTTTTAAAAACATAATGTGCAATCTTAACATCATTAGTATTTCCAAAACAACTATTATGAGTGATCATATCATTCATCATACTACTTTTAGTAATATAATCATCTTCTGTCATTCCTTGTTCAAGTAATCTACTTTTAAGTAAATTAGTAGTACCAGTTTCAACTGTGCGTTTCTCAGTAAAAGTTTTTAAATAAGCAATATCTGTAGGTTTTAAAAGTTCTGAATAAATATCTAATACTTGATATAAAGTTCTATTAAATATTCTAACTCCATATTCATCATCTTCAACATAATGATTACCACTAGGTACTCTATAATATTCAAGAGGAGAAACTATTTCAAATATAACATTTTCTTTATGTACTTTTCTATAAGTATAACATTCTTCTGTAGCCCACCAATAATAATATAATTGATTATATTTAAGTTTAGCATCAATAACATTATTAAGAAGATCTAATCTACCTTGAGCATCTTCCGTACGTCTATCATTCCAAGTGTCAATATGATCTTTAAGTAATTGATCTAAATCAGGAGTTTCTTTAGATTGTTGTCCAGTTTCAATTGTTTTATTAAGTTCATTAATAATCATTTGTTGCATTACAGCAATTAATTTATCTCCATATTCTTTATTTCTAAAAAATATACTATTGGGATCATCAGTATAAACTTGATAATTATTATATGATGAAACAAATTCTCCAAGATATTTATCTTTAATAGGTTGTAACCAATCTATCTCTCTAAGATCATCAAGTATAGATTCTTTAGTACTATCCTCTTTAAGACCATATGTCTTAAGAACATATTCATACATTTTCTTATCTATATAACCATTAGCCATATTTAAAAAATCAGCAGTACGAGTTTTATCATTACAAGATATAGCTAGTTGTACTACATAATCTGCCATAGATTTTGTCCATTTAGCAGATTGTTTAGTTTTAAAAGAAACTCTTTGATCAGGTAGAACATTGTTTAAATCAGTATTAAATCCTGCCATATTATTTACGTTTTAGTCGTTGAGCTAAAGATTGTTTATTAGTAGTATTTTTAAATAGATTTGCACGTTTAACAAATTCATCTTTTCTAAATTCATACATAGCAAGTAACATAGTAGATATTCTATCAAAATTTCCTGTATCTGTATATTTCTGAAATTCTAAACATAAAGGTAAAGAATAATTATCTTGTAACCTAATAATTATTTCTCCATCTATTGTATTACCTATGACTTCATTATTAAAGTTTTTAATCATAGTTAAACCATTAAGTTTTTTATCTCCATCTCCAATAACCATACCATAACTAGTAGCAAGAGCTAATTGAATATTACTACCATCATACCCCGAAGGATCTTTAAGTAGTTTATCTTGTACTTTCCATAATTTAAAATTAGGAATAGTTTCACCTCTATTAGATTCTACAAGTACTCCACAATTCCAACGATAACATGCATCAAGCATTAATCTATCATTGTCTTTCATAGTATTTAAACGACCTGCATATTCTGCAACTAAACGTTTACCACCATAAGACACTCTAGTATTATCTCGCATCCATACTTGAAAAGAAAATAGAGAATGTTTATCTGTAATTTCAGTTCTAAGTTTATCTACACCATAAGGATCACATGTAATGAAATATAAATCTTTAGGTACAACACCATTTTCATCTATAAATGGTTGATAGTATTCTCTAACACATCCATGCACATCAGTAGCATTAGTATGAGGAACAGATAATATAAAATCATGCCAACCATCAGAGAATATATTTTGTCTAATACATTCATCTTTATCTAAAAATTTAGTTACTCCATCAATTTGTACATACCAACCATCAGTATAAAATTTCTTAGTATGATCATTTTTTAAATCACTAACATGTATATTTAATGTAGGAGAAGCAAATAGATTTTCAGTAGTATTAATAAAAGCTTCGCTAGGTTTATTAGCACGTTGAGCACACCATATTATAAAATCATCATTAGCTTTAGATTTTTTAGCAATTGCTTTAGCTTTATTAAAACTAACTATAGAACTAAATAATAAAGAATTACCATCCTTAATATAAGGTTCATAATTCCAAACATTAGGATGAAAGAATCCACATGTTTCATGACGTCTATCATCATCCCATATATTCTCAAAACAAATACCATTAATAGAAAGTGGATTATAAAATATAAATTCAAAATGTTCCCAATTAGAATTTTTAGTACCACCAGTACCCCATATATTTAATCCTCCAACACTAAGTTCACCTGATTCATTATTAGACATTGTAACTTGAATGAACTCTTTAAGATGAGGACATTTACCAGCTTCATCAACATCTATGCTAATACCTTTTTTACCTACAGCAGCAGAAGTATTATGACCAATAGCATAAGATAATAATTGACTTTGATTACCAAAAGATATATTACCTTTATTACGAAGTTTATAACCTAGTTGAATACCATCCATTGCTTCACTAAGATAACCTCTATGCCAATAAGTTTTTGTTTCAAACCAATCGAAACATTGTTTAGCCATATATGTAAGTGCTCCTCTATCAGTAAGATAATTAAGTAAATCAGCACAAAATATAATAGTTAAGTTATCAGTAAGATTTAAAGTATTAGCTGCTTGATTACCACGTTTATAAGAATACCCTTTACGACGAGCTTTAGCAATTGTATTATTAAAATTATTAATAGCAGTAAATTTAAAAACTTTATATGCCCAATAATCACCATCCCAAAATCTAGGAAATCCGGCAATAGTATTAACAGCATGTAATCCTTGAGAATCTAATTCCTTACGTTCTTGTTCATTAGCAGTACGTTCTATTCTACCATAATTAAGATATGAATAATGATCTCCTGTAATATGTATTTTTTCAATAAGTTCTTCTTGTCTAGCAGGAGTAGTTTTGGGGTTAAAGTATTCGACTATATTCTTTCTAGGAAGTCTACATTTAGCAGTCATTCCAGCTTTTCGTCTATGTGTTTCTCTGCCCCAAAACTTTTTATATTCTATACTATTCTTATCAGCTAAAGTATATTCACCATGTTTAGTATAAAAATCTGCAACTCCTGTAAACAAATATGTATTAACAAATATAAAATTTATATCCATTAAAAAACCACCACTATTACCAACTAAAAAATCATTATCTAAATCAATATATTCTTTATTAGTTTTAGGATTAATTGTATCTTTGACTCTAGGATAATTAGATTTATCTTCAAGTATATAATTGACAAATGGTATTGAATTATCTTTATCACTAGTATCATAATTCCAATTTTCTTTAATCCATTCATTACTCTTCGTCAACGATATAAGATTCAATTTCTCTATCTCCGTCCATACTTGGTCTATATTCATTTGAACCTCTAATTACTTGTGAGTTATTGTTCTGTTTTTCTATAAGATTTTTAAGAGTATCAATATCACCAGGAATACTTTTAATAGTTTTCATAACTTTAGAAACCATATCTGAAACATCAATAGCATTACCATCTTTATCTTTAAACTCATCACGTTCAAGATTATTTAAAGTATCAATATAATTCTCTAAACTTCTAGTAGAAATATTCAATGCTTTAGTAGCCATACTAACTAATCTATTAATACCATCAAATTCTAAATCTTCTTTAACAAATTTAAGAATTTCTTTATGATTTAAAGGAACATGATAATCTCTAGGAAGTTTAGTTTGACTTAAGGCATATATATGAGAATCTTTAGCATTTAATCCATTCTTAATACAATATCCCGAAGGAGAAGTTAAATAATCAATATATTTAAAGTATTCTTTAGATAGATATTTAACTGTAGAAGTATCTTGTTGATATACTTTAGCTAGTAAAGGATATTTCAATAGCTCTTGCAGATTAAGAACTAAATTATCTGTATTGTCTATATACCATATATGTATCATACAAGTATTTCATTATATTGTTTAATTGCTTTCTCAACTTCACTAAATAAATATTCCATTAGATAAGCATTATTTTCATCACCAAAATTAGTTTGTCCAATATGTTCATATAAACGTTGAACTAAATGTATAAGTTCATGAACTATTAATTTACCATTAGGAACTTCTTCAAAAGCAACTATTAAAGAATATACATTAAGTTCTTTATGTATAATTCCTCTATATACTTTAGCATCAGATTGATCCCAATTATCATCAGTCATCAATCTATCACCATCATTAATAAATTGATTAAGTGTTTCATGAATATCTTCACCTATATGAATATATAATTCTATAGGATATATATGTTGATCTATTTTATATAACATAATATGTTTAAATTTATTTGATCAATTCTGTCGAGTATGATATTCCCTGGTAGGGAAAGGGTGATCAGAGATTCGGTTAAGAATTAGTTACAACTTTAGTTCTTTTCTCAGTACAATTAGTATATCTGTGAATAACATTTTCAGGAGTATTACTAAAAGTACAATTACAATCTCCCATATAATTATAAAGTATATTCATATTATTTATTATTAGGATTATGCCAACGTTCTTTCATTTCAACAGTTATAGGTATTCCACCACTAGTACCAAAATAATATATAAAATCTTTTTCATTATTAGTCATAATAGAAGTAACTTGTTTTACTAATTTATTAAATGCAATTTTATCTATAGTAATATCATTACATTTAAATGGAGATTGTTTACCATTACATTTTTCCATAATAGTTTATTTTAGAATAGTTATAATAACAAATAATAGAGTAGTAGCAATTCCACCTGTACCAATTAACTTCCAAGTATCTTTAGATTTAATTTCTTTAGATAACTGATTATTTAATTGAATATTTTTAGCATTACTAATAGAATCATTTTTAGCAAAAGCTTTCATATTATCATTAAACTTAATTTCATTAATTTTATAAGTATCAATAATTAATTCATTATCAAAATTAAGTTCTTCAAGTTTATTTTTATCTTGAAATATAATAGCAATAGTTCTATTTTGTTTTTTAGTATAACCTACAATAGTATCATTTCCAATCAAGTAATTCTTTTGAGATAAAATTGGAGATACTATCATCACTAACAATAGTAGGATTAGAATAGTTTTCAATTGTAGTTTCATATTTATTAGTTATTTGAGATTTATGATTATATAATGAATCAATTATAACTTCATTTCTTTTAAGTATAATGTTATTAATTTTAATAATATTCTTTAAAGAATCTACTTGACTATTAGCAGTAGGTTCAGGAATTTTATTATCAAGAACTTCTGCAATTTGTATTAATCCATATAATACTGCAAATATACATAAAGCAATAGAAAAATATTTTAATGCAAGTTTTAGCATAGTAGTAGTTTTGTTTGTTGTTCTCTATTATTCATCATGAAGTGATTCATCATTAATTTCACTTGTTGTTCTAGATATGGAAATTTATAAACTTCAACAACTTCTTTCCAATCTTCTCTATTTAAAAACTTCTGTTCAATTGGACGTATATGACAAAGTATAATTCCTTTAAACGTATAACCAAATGTTGTAACTAAATAAGCATATGTAGATAATTGTAAAGCATAATGATTACCTGTACTATCATCTAAATCATTAATAGGATATTGCATCTTATCATTAGTAGATTTCCATTTATCTAAATCAAGTCTACCATCAGGAAGTTTTTCATAATGACCACTTTCAAATTTAATAGGTGCTTTATTAGTTTTCCAATCTAGTATTATAAATTCTAGTGTTTTATGATTAATACAAAGTATATCAATTAAACCACTAATACCATAAGCATCATCATAAACTCCAATTTCAGCATATATATAATATCCTGCTTTAGTAAGTCCAACTATAATATTGAAGATTTCAGGATATTTAATATCAATACCTGTATTTCTAAAATCTTCAATAGTTATTCTACCATAATTATGTTTAGCAATAATTTCATCTAAAGTAGCAATCTTATCGTCTATATAACCATTACCATTACGATTATAACCATTAGCATTCTTAACAGCTTGTTCTAAATATGAATGTTTTTCGGTACCAAACTCACAAGCAGTCTTAGTAGTATCTTCCCATTTAGCAAGAAGTTGTTTCCAAGTTTTACCTTTGTAATGTTCATACTTAGGATGTCTAGGATTCTGTCCAATCTTTTCACAAGCTTTAGCTATACCTTCAAAATCTTTTTTAACTTCATAGTTCTTAATAACTGTTGTAGTAGAAGTATAGGGTATTCCTAATTCATTAGTATATTTATGGGCTTCTTCATTAAAATATATTGTTCTACCTTTAGGTATTAATCTATCTCGTAGTGGAGTTCTCATTGAATGATAATTTAATATTTACTTCTACTATTTTGTTATTAGCTTCTTTAGTTGCAATATAATTATCTAAAATTGGTTGAATATCTTTTCTATGAGTTGTTCCACCATTTTCAATAACTTTCATAATTTCTTGTCTAGCTTGATTAGTTCTTAAATTTCCTAAGCCGGTAATAAGTATATAATCATAATTATCTATACAAGCATTTTCTAAAGATACATATTGTTGATCATAAATATTATTTATTAATTCAACAACACTGGCATTATCTAAACTAGTAAATTGCTCAACCCAATCTTCAAACTGTTTACGTTCAAATTTACGTTTATTTACTGTACTCATTAATGATATATCTTCTCTAATATGAGTAGTAATATTATTAAGTTGTTGTTCAGATAATGCCATATTATATTATAGTTTTTTAGTTAGAATAATAGAACTTGCTTCAAAAGTATAATAACATCTAACTTTATAATCAACACTAGAAAGAGTAGTTGTAAATTTTCTATCTTTAGAATCAAATTTAAAATTCTTAATAACATTATCTAATTCACAAGGATCATTTTCAATAAATATTGCAGTAGGATTACCATACATATTAAATAGTATCATATCTCCAAAAAATAATTCAGGATATTCAATATAAGCTTTATTAGATGCCTTTACAATAGTTTTAGGATTTTTTGCAAGATCTTTAAAAAAGTTATCAACTATATTACTATTAGCATTTTGCTTTTCAGCGGAGAGAGTAGTTAATTGTAAAGTACCAACAGTACCTTCAATACAAACTAATACATGATTATTATGTAATGTAATATCACTACAATAATCTAAAACATTTTCTTTAGTTGTTTCCATACATTTATTTATGTTTATTTGAATACTTCTACAAATGTAATAATTAATTTATAGTACACAACAGGCACGATGTATTAGATTTTAGACCATATATATAAGGTATAATCCAAAAATGTACTAATGTATTGATAAACAGTTTAATAACCTTATATCGACTAAGAATGAACCAATTTGATGATGTTAGGTAAATAAGTATTAATGTTAGTATTATAATTACATTAAGTAATAGTGTAATGATGTTTTAAATTATTATTAAGTTTATTAATCATGAGAGCAGTATAATTATTAATTTAAAACGTTTTAAATTTAGTATGTTTATTAGTATCGAAAGAAGTACTGTTTAGGATGTTTGTATGGATAGTCGAAGTATCTACCATTTGACCCCCACCTCTACTTGAATTTTGAACAACCCCCGCACTTAAATTGGAATCAGAGAAATTATTTCTTTGATTTATTATTAATAATCAATCTATAAAATGAGAAGTAACTGCATTAGTGTTACAACAAACAATGAAT